ACTGGCGATCACTGTGGAGGCGCTTATCGAGTACGGCAAACTGATTTTCCAGAAGCAGATCAACTGGAAACAGCTTGTGGCGCTGGTGTTGGGCGTGCTGTTGGCTGTCGCGGCAAATGTGGATTTGTATGCGCTGGTCGGCGTGACTTTCATCATCCCGTATGTGGGCATGGTGCTGACCGGCATTATCTTCTCCAGGGGCGCAAACTATGTGGCGGATTTTTTAAAAATGATACAGGGCATAAAAAGTGGGCAACAGAGCCCCCCTAGCTATGATGGAGGTGAGGACGATGAGTAGAGCGATGAAGCTGTGCGCTTTTGCGCAGGCCCAGGTGGACAACGGCTCCATATACGTGCTTGGTGGCCAGGGCGAAACGCTCAGCCAGATTACCGATGCGTGGATAGCAAAGCGGGAACACTATGACGCGAACAATATTAAGCGCGTCAAGGCCTTGCTGGGTAAACGCATTGAGCTAGGTTTCATAAATCTCCGGGCCTATGATTGCAGCGGGCTTATCATCCGGCATCTGCTGGACGAAAAGCTGGAATCGAAGGACAAGACAGCTAACGGCATATTCTTCGATTATTGCATACAGATTGATAAGTCTGAGCTGCGCGCCGGCGATCTTGTATTCAAGAAATACGCAACGAAGAATCAGATGTATCACGTCGGCGTCTACATGGGCGACGGCACGGTGGTACATGCGAAAGGTCGGGACGTCGGCGTTGTTCGTGAGAAGCTCTCCGCTACCGGCTGGAACCGCTTCGGCAGGCTCAAGGCGTTTATCGCTGAAGATGGAGAAAAAGTCATTAGCCGCCTGCTCAAGAAGGGCAAGAAGGGCGAGGACGTCCGAATGGTACAGCAGGCGCTCATTAATCTCGGATATGATCTCGGCAAGTGGGGCGCTGACGGTATTTTCGGATCGCAGACACGCAATGCCGTGCGGAAATATCAGAAAGATCACAAGCTCAAAGTGGATGGCATCGTTGGCAAGCAGACAACTACTGCGCTTGGGTTCGTCTGGAAAGGCTAGGGGCAGCATGGATGTTTCAACAGTCATAACAATATGCGGGTTCATACTCACAATATCCGTGAACGTGGCGCTTGTTGCCCGCTGGAGTGGTAAAACATCCGCGCAAATTTCAGCGATGCAGGCCGACATCTTGAGGCTTGAGAAAAAACAGGACGAAAGCAACGCGGTGAAGGAGCGTATAGCTGTTTGCGAAGAAATTCTGAAACGAATGCATCAAGGGGCCGGGTAACCGGCTCTTTTTTGCGTGTCTGTGAATGATGCTTTGGGTGGGTCAGTTTCGTGTGATATTTCGTGTGATATGTGTTATAATTTTGGCTGTACAGTACGTGTATATTAATGAATATAGTGTATAATATGGATGAACATAATGACGAAAAAATGCAATTATAATCGGAAAAAAACACCGAAAAGCCTTTTGTATAGGCGCTGCATAAAATTAATGCGACGGGGTGCGCAACCCCGGCAATATAGCCGAAAACCGCTTTATATAGCGGATTTTATTTATACGTGTGATATTTCGTGTGATATTTTCTTTTTTGTATTGCTTAGAAGTTTATCAAAATACCTGTTTACTTTCCTGTCAACTGCCAGCCGCTCGTCTGAAAATACATTTTGATAAACTTTTTTCATTGTTCTATCTGTTTTCCAGCCGCCGCGCTCCATCGCGTATTTGTCCGGTATTCTGAGTAAGTGCATTACGGACGCATTTACATGACGCAGGTCGTGGAATGTGATATGTGGTATATTATTCTTCTTGAGCAAAGCCGTCCATCTCGATCCAATCTGATGGCGCGATAATGGGACCAAATACTCAGTATCGCATTTTTCTATAAGCTCCATAATATACGGCGGCACTACATGCCTGCGTGCGCGTTCATATTCTTTCATCTGTTCTTTAACAATCGTGCCGCCATTCGGGCCGTCTACCATGACACGGTTCAGTGTCAACACACCGTCCTTGATGTCGCTCTTCTTGAGGCCTTTGATTTCGGACATAGAGAACGACAGCCACATGGCGAGCAACGCGGCCAATTCGATATCTGTACCATATACAGCATCAATAAGTACCTGCGCTGGCGGTAGGACTTTATATGTTTTCTTATCCTCTGGCAATGACGTGTCCAGCCGCATATTCGGTCTATATTTTTTGAGAACGGCAGACAGCAGGGCGTGGGCGTTCTTAACGGTTTTGGGTTTATGGGTCATGGCGTCAATGTTCACGGCGGCTTGGATATCTTCCTGTGTCAACTTCTTGACCTTGATATCCATGATGCTTTGCAAGTTATGTTTTGCGATCTTTTTGTATCCCTGTATTGTGGTGGGCGAGAGGACATTAGTCCGGGATTCGATATATTTTTCTATGGCCTGCCTGACTGTTAGATCACTAGGTGTTGAGTTCGTCTTCCGTTCCCGTTTAAACTCGGCCGCAAGATACTCCGCCTCGTCCTTATCTGGATGAGTGAATGAAACGTATTCCGGTATCTTCTTGCCTTTAGCGTTAAGCAGATAGTTACCTTTTTCGTCCTTTTTGTATCCGGCGAATACTTGCACGCGGTAATTGCCGGAAGGTAATTTCTTAGCGTTTGCCATAGGTTGTTCCCCGTTTATCTCTTAAAACGGCTTTCAATTCCGTGCTCAGCATCGTAATAACCCTCCTCATACCCTTCATAAAAACCGTTTGTATAACCGGCATCTGCTGCAAGTTCTTCTGTATCAGAAACGCCTTGCTCATATATATCGTCATAATAATACTCGTACCAATATTCAGCGGCTTCGTCGCTGAAAATGCCAGCTTCGTATCCCTTATCATATACTGTCATATACGCAAATTCCTCGCCTTTTTTGAACCCTTCTTGGTATCCCTCATCATATCCTGTCATATACCCAAATTCCTTGCCTTCTTGGTATGCCTTTTCATAGCTGCTTTCGCACGAACCAAATAATAGGGCTAAGAAGATAAAGACGACGGCACAACCTAAATAGAACCCGATGCTTCTTCCGAACATCCAGCGAAGTCTTGGGTGTAATGGGGTCTTCTGCTTCTTATAGTCTTTCATGAGAAGCTCTCCTTAGTCAATTGTTCTTTTTGAGAAAAGAAACTGCACAAATGGTATTAGCCTCGTAAAAATATATATAATGCCACCGACTATATAAAATAAAACCCAAATATCAAACGGAGTTTTGATTACTATAAAAAATGCCCATATCCAAACGCCAAGCAAAACAAAGTCTCCTATAATAGGCAGTGCCACGATAGCTAAAAGCACTAAAATATCTACCCACCAAGGAGTTCTTAACATAATTAACGGAATGAAAGTGAGGATAAAAGCTAGAACATACCATAAAATTATACCAAGCCCTCCGAGAGCGCCGACTACCTTTTCCTTGAAAGAATTTCGCATGTTAGTTAACTCCTATTATTCTAATAGTATTAATTATGCAACATAATAAAGCTCAAGCGCTTTTTGAACAAATTCCTCAGGAACGTCAAAATATTCTGCCAGTTCAAAACGGGTAGTATAACCTTTTCTTATAGCTAATTCCACCTTATCTTTTGGCATCAGCATTCTTATCGCCCATCTGTCAGCACGGTTTTCGTGCTTCTGCCTAACGTCAAAGCGGCTATATATGTTGTAAAAACTACCTGTGAGACAGTGCCCTAACTCGTGCGCTAGACAAATCTTTTCATGCTGTAAAGATGTTATACGCTTTGGGTCAATGCCAATTATACCGTTATGATAAGGCATACTTATGGAGTCAAATTGCTCTAATGGATAAGAATATATTTGCACATGATGCTTTCTAGCCACATCGTACAGATCGTGCATGTGTATATCCTCCACTGCAAGAGCAATTTACACAATGTGGTGTCCTTTTTTTGGGATATAACACATTTACTTTTTCTTTTGGGCGTCGTATTTTATAAACTTCGCAAACTCAAGGATCTTTTGTCTGTCCTCTTTAGATAGCTCTTTTGTTTCGCCATATAGGGCAAAAAGCAATTCGTCTGGTTCTTCCGGAATGGGGGAATCAGAATCGCGACCCAAAAGATAATCAACAGAAACATCAAAGTAGTCCGCGATTTTAACAATCATTTCATAATTAGGTTCACGCTTTCCGCTCTCCCACATACCAATGGTTCCGGTTGCAATATTAAATATTTTAGCAAATTCCGCTTGCGTTAAATTTCTGGATTTTCTTAGTTCGGCAAGTCTTTGAGGAAACATTCTAGTTTCACCCCCGCCTCCCACTAATTTATTACAGAATATCACTAATTGTGATATTCTGCAACATGATTAACACAATACTCACAGAACGTTAAAAAAGTATTGACAATACTCACGAAATGATATATTATGCTCACATAAGGTGAGCATAGGAGGGTTTATATGGCAATCGCAATTAGAAAACACCGTATATCAGCTGGGATAAAACAGACAGAGCTTGCCCGTGCACTTGGATATAGATCATCATCGACTATCACAATGTGGGAATCAGGCGAAAGGCGGCCACCAAGTGATAAGCTCCCGGAAATTGCTCGTATCTTTGGGTGTAAAATTGATGACCTTTTTGATGGTAAAGATGGTATCGGGGAAGATATGCAGAGCTAATAACAGCCTATACGCTGAACGATCTTTTTAGTGCCCAAAAAGGAGAATAGTCATGGCGCGTAAGATAGTGGACATGCGCGACGTAGCGTTCAGAGCCATCGTGGACGGTGACGGATTAGTGAAACCAAACAAAACAGCGCTGGCAAAAGCTCTGAACGTGAGCAGAGGTATGGTGTATGCCTACTGCAACCGCCCGGCGTGCATGAAGCTCGGACAGTTCCGCATCATGGTGAAAGCACTCAAACTGACGGACGAGCAGATTCTTAAGATCATCAGATGATCCGGCGAATGCACAACGCTAATCCTGCCTAGCTGGGGGCATTAAAACCAGCACACGTATATCTTGTAGACAGCGCCGCGGCCCCTACACGCGGCGCATCGTGGGGAAGAAAGGCGCACGAGCCGGACAAGCCCATTAAACCGTACCATTATCAATTCATAGGAGGCACGTTATGGCAGAGGCGTTCATCATCACGGTTTACATTGTGGCAATGTTTGCAGCGGCGTATGCGGCGGCATACCTGCTGTGGTCAATAGCAATCAAATTAAGACGAAGGAGGAAAAGGAAGGCATGAAGGCATTGGGCATTGTGCGGAAGGTAGACAACCTCGGAAGGATTGTGCTGCCAAAAGAGATTCGGGATACGTTGCGCATCGACATCAAAGATCCGCTGGAGATTCTGGCGACAGAGGACAGCATCATCCTTCGGAAGTACGTTCCGGGATGCACGTTATGCGGTGAAATCTCAGACAATTACATCATGGTAAAAGGGCGTCGCATCTGTCTTAACTGTTCCGGGGCAATCTACAAAAAAATGAAGCCATGAAAAGAGCTCCCGAAGGAGCAAAGCATTGTATCAATGGCATTATAACATGCCGGAACGGAGGGGTCAATGAGTATCACAGAAATCACGCGGCGAGAGAGCCACGAATTGGTGGACAAGCAGACGCGAAAGGATGAAATCATCGCCGTATGGGTTGGCGAAATGACGGCCCGCGAGGTCGCTAACGCGCTCGGCTATCTGGACATGAACGCCGTGCGCCCGCGAATCACGGAACTCTGCAAAGAAGGGTATCTGGTAGAAGTGGGTATCAAGATTGATCCGGTGACAGGCCGGCGTGTGACGTGCTGGCGGCGCGCGTAACCGGCCGATACAAAAGAATTTAGGAGGAGCATGAAAGTGGAAGTCTTTAATGAGAATGAAATGGCAATGGTTCCCACGGTCGTCGCAAACGACGTGGAGGAGTACAACTACGATGACATAATAGCTGTTGCGGAACGCGCTGAAAAAATGATATCGGCGCTCAACAAGATCATGGCGGCGGCTATCCGCATCACGACGCATTATGATTGGATACTGATTGCCGGCAGGCCGTATCTCCAGGAAACGGGCGCGACGAAGGTCGCCCGGCTGTTCGGGATCAGTTGGAAACACTGTCCGGGGTATCCGCAAAAAGAGCTTGATGAAGGGTATCCGGTGTACACATACCGCATGGTTTTCAAGATGGGCAATACACAGATTGAGGCCGAAGGCGTCCGCAGCGGAAAGGACGAGTTTTTTGCCGGTAAAGCTGACAATCGGAAGAGCCCAGACTTCATCGACGATGGCGACGTTCGCAAGGCAGCGTATACCAACTGCCTTAATAACGGCATCAAGAGGCTGTTGCCTGGCCTGCGCGGGCTGGACGTGGACACGCTGGAGGCGAATGGTATCAACGTCAAACTGATTCGCGGATATACGTTCGACGAAGGCAAGCATGGCGGAAAAGGCACCAGCGCCGCGGCCAGCGGGCTGAAATGCGCTAAGTGCGAAGCGGCTATCACGCAGAGGGAAGCGTCGTACAGCGAGGGAAAATACGGCCAGCGGTTGTGTCGTGCGTGCCAGAAGAAAGTCAATGAAGCGCCCGCACCGGCTCCCCAGGGCCCTGACGATGACGTACCGCCGCCGATGGAGGCGCCGCCGGAGATGGGGGTGAAGAGATGATCTCCGCAAATCTCATTCAGGACGCTATCCGTAAAGAGGTTGAGAGCCGGATCACGGTCTATCCGTGCAACAATCTCCGGGCATCCAACATCGGGCATCCATGCGCACGGTATCTGTACCTGCTGATAAAACACTGGGACGAGGCAGCTCCGCACGACTACGGCCTGCAGAACATCTTTGATCTCGGCAACAGCATCGAGGAATACACCATCAATAAGCTCAAGGCGGCAGGCTTTGAAGTCATCACGCCCACGCAGCGGTCGTGGAAGGTAGAAAATCCTTTGGTTACAGGGAGAGAGGACTGCCGAATAAAAGACCCGGAGGATGGTCAACTGTATCCTGTTGAAATCAAGGGGCTGTCGCCGTTTGAGTGGGAGCGGCTCAACAGCGTCGAAGATTTCTACAATAGCAAGCGGCATTATATCCGGGCGTATCCGGCTCAGCTTTTGGTCTATATGTGGCGCTTTGAAAAGGAGAAAGGCTTCTTCATACTGACCAACAAGCTGACGGGCGAGATAAAGCCGATAGAAGTGCCGTTTGACTGGGACCGCGCCGACGCCTTGCTGAAAAAGGCCGAAATGGTGTATGCGGCGCTGGATGATCCGACAGGCAAGACGATCCCGCCTGCGTGCGATGACATTGACGTCTGCGAAGAGTGCAAGCTGGCGCACCGCTGCTCGGCCGGCATCAACCGTCCGCCTGCCGATATCGACAGCGGAGAGCTTCAGGAACTGATTGACAAGAAACTGGCGCTGGCACCGATGTACAAGGAATACAACGAGGTCAACGATCAGATCAAGAAGTTTATGGCGAATCGTGATAAGGTCGTCTGCGAGCGGTATCTGGTCACTGTTAGCACTATTCAAAAGAAGGAGTATGTTGTCGCGGCCAGGACAGAGCGCCGCGTCAATATCAAAAAACTGTAGGATGCTATAGGGCCGGGGTGCTTTGCCTCGGCCCTGCTCCGGATTGGGGGGGTTACATGGGCAACTACACGGCCGGGGTCAGAACTATCTGCCCGTTCTATGTCAAAGAGAGCGACAAGGGCATCACCTGCGAGGGCATAATCCCAGGCACAACACAACTTATCAGATTCAGCAGCACGCTTGAGAAAAGACGGCACCAGCAGTGCAAGTGTGAGCGGCGGGATTATGCTGATGTTTGCGCTATTGCGAAACTGCTGACGGAACGGGCAGAGAATGAGGATGACGCTGTTAGCGTCCATAATGACGCTGTTAGCGACTTCCGGTATGAGGAGCGGCTCATTATGCTCGGATTGAACATACGGGAGGCGCGCCTGATGCTCGGTCTTACGCAATCGCAGCTTGCACGGCTGGCGTGTTTGAGCAGGTCGTACATTGGCGATATTGAGCGCGGGCAGAAAGAGCCGTCGTTTGATACGCTTACTGCTATCGCAAAGGCTTTGAACACCACCGTGGGCGCGCTGCTGCCGTGGGCGAAGATGGAGGACAAGCCATGACTGAGCATATGCTGTGTGGTAAATGCGCTATATGGCTGGGCAGGCTGGCAGGCAAGCCGCTCAAGCGCCGCTCGGCCGGGAAGAACGTCAAGGATAAATGCCTGTGCTGCGGCAAGCGAAAATACATCCAGATTTATATTGTTGAGGAGGATGAGGATGAAACTAATTAGGTTTGTGGTGATGTTTATTCTGGCCGTTATGGTGCTATGCAGCGGCGTTGCGTTTGCGTTCGATCCATTTGAGCCGCAGACAATCGAAGAAGATGTCGAGGCCGAAGTGGACGCCATGAGCGACGAGATCGACATGCTGGCGAAGCTCATATACCGCGAGGCGCGCGGCGTCAATAGCACAATGGAGCAGGCGGCGGTGGTGTGGTGCGTTTTAAACAGGGTGGATGATCCGCGATGGGCCGATACAATCCGCGGCGTGGTAACGGCAAGGGGACAATTCGCCTACAGGAACAGAACGCCTGTGAGGGCCGAATATAGGGCTCTGGCGAGGGATGTAGTTAAGAGATGGCTGTTGGAGAAGCGCGGCGAAGAGGACGTGGGCCGCGTTCTGCCGGCTGATTATGTGTATTTTGCCGGGCGGCGGGGCCGGAACTGGTTTAGGATCGGATACAGGAGCCGGAAGTATTGGAGCTGGGATTGCGATAATCCGTATGAGTGTGAGGAGGATGGGGCGTGATAGAAAACATTAGGCATGGCGGCAAAGCTGTGACGTGCGACAACTGTGGGGATGGCTTCGAGGCGGACGATTGGGAATCTGCCCGTATGATAATGAAAGAGCAGGGGTGGAAAACAAAGCGCGTGAATGGTGTATATCAGCATTTATGCGCGGATTGCGCAGAGGAGGAGCAATAATATGGGAAAAGAGATTAGGGTAACGTGCTGCTGCGCAAACGTATACCAAGGCCCGGAGGATCGAGAACAGCAGACTGTTTTTGAGTGGGCCAAGTACATGTCAGTTAAATTTCCAGAGCTTGAGTTACTGCACGCTATACCAAACGGAGGATATCGCAATAAGGCTACAGCTGCGCGGCTTAAATTAACCGGCGTTAAGCCAGGCGTCCCGGACATATGCCTGCCTGTTGCCCGCAAAGGTTATCACGGGCTCTATATCGAGCTCAAACGGGCTGATGGCGGGCGTCCGACTGATAATCAGAAGTGGTGGATTGCACGACTTGAGGAACAGGGATATAGGGCTGTTGTGCTGCATGGATGTGATGCGGCTCTGAATGAGATTGCAGACTATCTTGATATTGAATTGAGGTAACGCCATGCCGAACAGGATTCTTAAAGAGAGTATATGCACCAGCGATACAATAGACCAGCTTTCATGGTTTGAAGAAGTGTTTTTCTACCGGCTCATAGTAAACTGCGACGATTACGGACGGATGGATGCTCGACCGGCGATATTAAAAGCGCGGCTGTTTCCGTTGAAATCGGTGACAGAAAAGCAGGTGAGCGCCGCTATTCAATCGCTCAAGAAGGCTGGAGTTATCGCAACGTACACGCACAATGGCAGGCCGTACCTGCAACTGCTGACATGGGATAAGCACCAGCAGGTGAGAACGAGAAAATCAAAATATCCAGAGCCGCCTGCAGAAATCAGTGTACCAAGAGAGCATGATCTACCGCTTGAAGATGACATAGAAAACCTGCTTTATGAGCATTTATCGTCAACTATGTCATTTAACAATGACGAATTGGTGTCCGTCGATAGGCAGGTAAGGGTAAAAGAATGTTATTTCGATATAGTTGCAAAAACTCATGACAGTGCATACCTGTTTGAGATCAAAAGAAACCGTCTGAGCAACAAAGCAATCGAACAGATAACAAATTACCTTAAATTATTGGATGGGCGCGGGATTCTTATGGGGTGCGGATTGGCAGCAAACTTTGATATAGCCGCCTGCGCTGAGCGTGAAATTGCGGTTATATCATACGATGATAACACTCTTGAAGTATCAGCAATATACATACCGGACTGGTTAAACAAGTGTGATATAACGTTGAATCACGTTAAACAACGTTTTGCCATGTTAGCGCCTAATCCGAATCCAATCCAATCCGAATCCAATCCGAATCCGAATACGAATCCAAATGTATGCGCGGAGCAAGCTCCCGCGCCGCCGCCGGTTGCCACACTTCCTCTCAATGACGATTCAGAATATCCGGTCACGCAGGAGCAGGTGGACGAATGGAAAGAGCTCTATCCTGCTGTAGACGTAATGCAGCAGCTCCGCAATATGCGCGGATGGCTTAACGCTAACAAAACGCGGCGAAAAACGAGAGCTGGAATATTGCGGTTCATCAACGGGTGGCTGGCTAAAGAACAGAACAGAGGGCGTGCGTCGCCGCAAACGACAAAGCTGCCGGAACAATCCAAGTACAAGGGGGTAACTGAAGTCATATGAGCGACGAAATGACAAGCATACTCGATATACTGGCAAACATGCCGGGGGATATAGCCGAAGGGCTGAAAGCCGCCGCGGAACGCGCAAAAGCCTACATCGCAAAATACGGAGTTGAAGCGTACGAACAGCTTCTAGACGAATACAGAAGACGCGATATGGAAGAACGCGACAGAAAACGCGCCGAAGAAGCGTCGCTGCGGAGAATGAAAAATTCGGGCTTTGGCAAAACGCTTGAGGAAGTTAAAGCGTTTCTGGCGGAGAACAGCTTTGAAAAATTCAATCTGCACGAAGAATGGCAGCGCAAACTGCTGGAACGGTGCAAGGCGTTTCTGGCACAGGACAAGCATAAATGGCTTTTCATCAGCGGGCAATCAGGAGCTGGGAAAACGCATCTTGGCACGGCGGTATGCGGAGAACTTCTTGCGAGAGGATATCCTCTGCGGTACGTGACGCACCGAATAATGCTGAACGAGATGATAGCCAGTCAGAACGACGAGAGCTATTACGACGTTGTGCGGGAATACGGCACAGTGGACGTGCTGTACCTGGACGATTTTTTCAAGCCGTTTAAGAACGAAAGGGGCGAGGTAACCAGACCAACTGCGGCAGAGGTAAAGCACACGTTCGAGGTTCTCAATATGCGGCTGGTACGCAACGCCATCACAATTATCACGTCGGAAAGGTCGCTGATGGAGATATGCGACATAGACGAAGCATTGGGGTCTCGGATAAAGCAGAAATGCGGACGGTTTGCGCTGGACATAGCTCGCAAGCCTGGCAGGAACTACCGGATGCGGGACATTGAGAGAATCTGAGAAAAGGAGAGTGAGCCATGATTCGGACGATTAAAAACTGTACGCTGGTTAAACGAATGGTGCGCAAAGGCGCAGGAGAGCCTGAGCGTGAGGGCGATAGGTGTCTTGGATATGCCGGTCAATTAGATGAACCATGCGAAACATGCAAAGAGTGCAAACTGAATGTGTGGTATGACGACGAAGCGCGGTTTTGGGAGCGCGAGGCTAAGGGATGCTGAAAGGAGAGTGAGCATGAATGAGAAAAATAGACTATTCAGACTTGAGATGGAACGGCAACGAATATGAAATATATGCTGGTTATCCACTTGGTCACGTATCTCTCAACGCTGAAATCGATAACCTTGAGCAATACCGCGAAATTACGTCCGGCATCTCACTCGACCGCTTGCGTGAAATCTGCGACGCCGAGCGAGACGGTCGGTGCGTGGTGCTGCTGTGCAAGGTGGGGGATACGGTATGGGCGGAGGCGGCTATCGGGCCGTTTGGGAATCCGTTAATGCCATACGAAGTTAAAGAAATCGCTTTTGAGTGTTTTGGTGATTTTGGAGATGCAACATGCTGGTTTACATTTGACAAAGCAGACTTGGGTAAAACCGTATTCCTCACACGCGCCGAAGCCGAGGCCGCGCTTAGAAAGGAGCAGGAGAAATGAAGCCTATACTTGATGCCTGTTGTGGTGCAAGAATGTTTTGGTTTGATAAAAACAATCCGCATGTAGAGTTTTGTGATAATCGCGTTGTGCCGTTCCATGAGTATTATCCGGGGAGGTACATAGAGATTAAGCCTGATACAGTGTGCGATTTCACAGCTTTGCCGTTTCCAGATAAGACATTTAAACTGGTAGTTTTCGACCCGCCGCATCTTGGCTGGGCAGGGCCAAAGTCATGGATTGCGCTCAAATATGGGCGACTTGACGAAAACTGGCCGCAAATGATACACGACGGGTTTTGGGAATGCATGAGGGTATTGGATGACTACGGAACGTTGATATTCAAGTGGAGCGAGGTACAAATACCGCTAAAGGCTGTTCTGGATGCGATAAAAGCCGAGCCGCTTTTTGGACATCGCAGCGGGAAAAACATGAACACTCATTGGTTGTGTTTTATGAAGCTACCAGAGGTGTTGAGAAAGGAGCAGAGCGATGAAATGTAAGAAATGCGGACATGAACGCTTTTACAGAGAACAACACGGACCGCACACAGGACTGTATTGCGACAAATGCGGCACTTGGCAGAAATGGCTTAACGAATCCGAAAAGCGGCTTTATGGCGCAAGACCAGAGGTAGATTTAAGCGAAGTCTCGATGCTTGACCTCGTGAACGAACTAAAACGGAGATTGGAGGAGCAGAGCGATGACCGTTGAAAAACTCATAGAAGAACTGAGGAAGGTCTATGAATATTACTTTTGCAGCACGGTTGTGCATCCTTCCGGCCTGAACGTGAGAATGATGGCAAAAAATTGCGCGGACAAGTTGGAAGAAATGAAGGACGAGCTTGCCAAAGAGAAGCGCAGGGCGGATAGAGCGGAGAAGGTATTGGAGCTTATTAAACGCGACATTAATGAGCAAGACAAAATATATATCCACATTGCAGATTACTTTGGGCGTGGCATTTACATAGACGAGGAGGGAGACGCGGAATGAACATTAAAGAGGCGATAGAAATAATAGAATGTTTTTTCAGAGAGAGCGACAACAAATGTGCAAACGGAGAATGTGACTTCGCAAGTCCGATGTGCCAATACGATAGAGAAGCCGCTTTTGAGATTGCGCTCTCAGCCCTCCGCGAGAAGGCTGAACGGGAGAACCCGAAGCCGCTGACGCTGGAGGAGTTGAAAGAGCGGGTGGGAAAGCCGGTATATAGGCGCTGGAGAAACGGGAACGGTACATGGGAAGTGTTAGAGCGGATTGAGGAAAAGACGGAAACAGGAAACCCGGTGATACTTGTCTTTTTTCAGCATGACGACTGGTTTCCGGAACGCTTCGACTGTGTGGAGTTATTTGACCACGAACCAAAGGAGGCGCGGTGAACCACATGACTGTGCGGAATGCAAAATGATTGCATCAATCAGCTAGGCGACTTGTTTGAGCGATGTTTGCGAATGCGGAGGGCATTGGCGCTGGGTTCGTCGCCGTAAATTGTTTTGGTATATGGAATATAGTTGTTGACGAGCTTTTCGCTCACTTTTAATTTACCCGCGATATCTTTGACTGTCAACCCTTCCGCCAGCAAGGTTTTCACTTTGTCGGCCATTTCGCAACCTTCGAGCTTGTCATGCGTAATAAGGATTTTTCGGGTTTTTACTTCAGATATTCCCAATTCGCGCGCCGTCGCTTTGATACTGCCGGTAGCGGCATAGGTTTTAAGCACTTCGGATTCTATTTGTTTCATCGGTCCCTCCATTAATCGACGTAGCCACGGTCAATAATCTCCTGAATAGCCTTGATGTTGTAGGGATGCCCGTTGTTAATCTTGTCGGTAATGGCTTCGCGCAGCTCCTCGGTGCCCTCTATCGCCGCCAAAGCCTTGATCTGCCGGTTGTAGGCGTCGATATACGTCTGCTTGTTGTGGTACCATTCTAGGCGCATTGCCAGCTCTCGCGCTGCCTCCTCAATGCATGGACAATCGTCTGTGTAATCTCCGCCTATAGCCTCGTGTATCTTGTCTATCCATTTGCTCATATTATCCTCCTTGTGGCTGCGTGGCAGGTGGCTCACGACTTACGCCGATATTTCAATCTACGCTCTAATTATATTTCAATCCGCGCACAATGTCAAGCATTTATTTCAATCCGCGCTGAAAGGAAAGGAGGAAGAATCATGACAGGTAAACTGAGAACAGGAAACAAGGAGAAAAAGGGCGCTGATTGATGTACATTATAAGTGCCGCATTGCCTTTCTTCTTTCATGACGCCTCCGGGATTAGAGCCCTTCGGGGCTCTTTTCCTTTATGCGGGGAGAGATACCACAATACCACAGATATACTTGTGGTACGGAGGGTGTGGTATGGTAACAGAGGACAAATGGACAGAGATTAGGCTTGAATACGCCACCACCGGGCTCTCATATCGTAAACTTGCCGAAAAGCACGGCGTATCCTTTAACACGCTGAAGGCCAGGGCGAAGCGCGAAAATTGGGTAAAGAACAAGAACGGATATCAAGAGGCGCTGACCACGAAGACATTACAAAAAGCGGCGACAAAAGCGAGTGACACGTGCGTGAAACAGCTTGTGAAGGTAGGCCGGGCCGCAGAGATAGCCACGTCTGTCATTGAGAAAATAGTGGAGGACGCTGATCAGTTTCGCCGGCATCTAATACAGACACGCGAAAAATCAGGCAGTAACGAAACCGGCATATACGAAAATTGGGACGTTGAAGAACGGACATATGAAAAATACGACACCAAAGCATTGCGCGATTTCACCGCTGCGCTGAAAGACCTGGTATCTATAATTCGCAACGTGTACGGGCTCCCGACGTACACCGAAAAGGAAATGCTGGAGCTGGCAAAGAGACGGCTGGAGCTGGATACACAGAAAGCGGATATCTTCGACAAGAGCAAAGCGATTGAAGTTGTCTTTGTGGATGGCGAGGACACGGACGGCAATCCGATTGACGGAAGTGAGGCGTCCGGCTGATGGCGCAGCAGGCTCAAGTCCTACGGCTCCCAAAACCGAATCCAAAACAGGCGTTATTTTTCAAGGAGCGACATAAATACGTCGCGTTCGGCGGCGCACGCGGCGGCGGGAAAAGCTGGGCCGTGCGTGTTAAGGCCATCATGTTGGCCCTGCGGTATCCTGGTATTAAAATCATGATCGTGCGCCGGTCATACCCGGAACTGCGGGCCAATCATATCAATTACATGCGCCAGATGGTGCCGCGCAGCATAGCCAAATACAATTCAACTGACAAGGAATTGATTTTTAACTGTGGATCAACGATACTGTTCAGATACTGCGCCAGCGAAAAAGACCTGCCGAACTATCAAGGCACAGAGGTTGATGTCCTGTTCATCGACGAGGCAACGCATTTCTCCGAGGATGTTTTCAAGATACTCCGGGCCTGCGTTCGCGGCGTGAACAATTTCCCCAAACGGATATATCTGACGTGCAATCCGGGCGGTCCAGGTCATAGTTGGGTAAAGCGGCTGTTCATCGACCGCGATTTCAGTGCGGAAGAGGACCCGGCTGAATACACGTTTATACAATCCAAAGTAGACGACAACCACGCGCTCAAATTATATCAGCCGGACTACGTAAAACAGCTTGATGCGCTGCCGCCGCGATTAAAAAAAGCGTGGCGTGACGGTGATTGGAACATATTCGAGGGCCAGTTCTTCGAGGAATTTACAAACGATCCGGCGCATTACAAAGACCGGCGCTGGACGCATGTCATCGAACCGTTTGACCCGCCTGCAACCTGGAAACGTCTGCGCAGCTATGACCACGGCTATGCAAAGCCATTCAGTGTCGGATGGTGGGCGCTGTCGCCTGACGGAGTGCTGTACAGGATATTGGAGCTATACGGTTGTCGGAAAGGGGAGGCGGACGTGGGCGTGCGCTGGATACCGGATGAAATATTTGAAAAGGTGCAACGCATAGAGCAGGAACATCCGTATCTTAAAGGATATCGTATCGACGCGATTAATTCCGTGGCTGACACGTCGATTTGGGAAGGATCGGACAGGGGCGTGTCCATTGCGGACACCGCCGCCAAGTACGGTATCTATTTCAGCAAGGCTGAAAAGGCCAGAATACCAGGGTGGATGCAGGTTCACTATCGACTGGCGTTTGATCACAACGGATACCCGATGATGTACATATTCAACACGTGCGCGGACACGATACGGACGCTGCCGACGCTCCAGTACAGCGAAACAATACCGGAAGATTTAGACACTCGGGGAGAAGATCATATAGCGGATGATATACGATATATGTGCATGATGAACCCGCTGCCGCCCAGGATCAGCGTACCGGCCCCGCAGATTCCAGAGGACGATCCGCTCAACCTGTGGGCAGACAGAAAAAAGATGCGGCGATATGATTTTTACAGGATATAGGAGGATGAAATGGCCATAAGAGATATATTCCGGCGCAAGAAGAGAGACGGAGATGGCATGTCGGCAGATGCAATGGCCGATGTGCAGCGAATGGCTGAGATGCTGGCGCAGGCTCCGCCGCAGGCAGATATTTATGACATGGGCCAGGTAGAAGGACGCGAGCCCGTTATCACAAATGCGGACGTTAAGCGTCTGGAGGATGTGCTGAAGAAATACAGGAGAGGAAAGGCAAACCTGGAACAGCGTATTATCGAGAATGAACAGTGGTACAAAATGAAACACTGGGAGTATATCCGCGGCAAAACATCGCACAGAGACGGCGATCCAGAGCCGACTTCAGCTTATCTCTTCAATATGCTCGCGAATAAACACGCTGATTACATGGACAACTATCCAGAAATCGTTGCGCTGCCCAGGGAACCTGATGACCAGGCAGACGCTGAACTGTTAACCGAGGTTTTGCCCGTAATCTTTGAGCAGAACAAATTCCGCAAAACATATTCTGATGTATGCTGGTATAAACTGAAATTCGGCACGGGCGTGTATGGCATCTTCTTCAATGCCCGCAAACACAACGGGCTGGGCGACATAGATATCCGCAAAGGCGATCTGCTGACGCTGTATTGGGAGCCAGGCGTGACAGATATCCAGGAGAGCCGGTATTTATTCCATGTGGATATCGTTGATCAAGACCTGATCATCCAGCAGTATCCGCAGCTCAGCAGAAAGGTATCGTCAGGATCGGCGCTCGATGTTCCAAAATACATTTACACTGATCACGTGGACACGTCCGACAAAACGACCGTTATAGATTGCTATTACAAGGTATGGCGCGGAAATCGCGAAGTGCTCCATTATATCAAATTCTGCAGCGGTGAATTGCTGTATGCGTCCGAAAATGACCCGGCCTGCGACGAAACAGGATTCTACTCTCACGGCATGTACCCGTATGTATTTGACGTGCTGTTCCCGGAAGAAGGTTCCGCTGCAGGCTTTGGTTACATTGACGTGGCTAAGAATCCTCAGCTATACATTGACAAGCTGGATCAGTACATTCTCAAAGCGGCGGCCAGGGCTGCAAACCAGAAATTCTTTAGGCGCGGGGATGGCTCTGTCAATGAGGATGAGTACAACGATCCGACCAAGACGTTTGTCACGTTTAATGGCTCCGGCGATCCGCGCGAGAGCATATTCCCGATACAGCAGCCGCCTGTTGATCAATCGTCCGTAGTCGTCCGGCAGGCGAAAATAGACGAACTGAAAGAAACGTCTGGCAACCGTGATTTTAACCAGGGTGGCACGACGAAGGGCGTCACGTCCGGCATCGCGCTGGCCACGCTCCAGGAGGCCGGCAATAAGCTGTCCAGGGATATGATCACAGCGACCTTTGACGCTTTTGAGCAGCTAAACAACCTGGCGATAAAGATTATCTCGCAGTTTTGGACAGAGGACCGGATGTTTCGTATCATCGGGCCGGACGGCACGATCAAATTTGTTACTCTAAACGGCAAGCGATTGAGGATGAAACCGCAGCCGAGCGCCTTCGGGCTCGACATGGGATACCGTGAGCCGATCTTCGACATCAAAGTACGGGCGCAGAAATCTTCGCCGTTTTCCGCGGCGATTGAGAATGAGCGCGCGATGATGCTTTACAGCGCCGGATTCTTCCGGCCTGATATGGCGGACCAGGCACTGGCGGCGCTTGAGATGATGACGTTTGAAGGCGTGGAACAAGTTCGCCAACGGATAGCGCAGAACGGGCTGCTGTATCAGCGGCTCCAGAACATTGCACAGGTGACGCTTGCGATGGCCCAGGAGCTTGATGCTATAAAAGGCACACGTTATGTACCACAGGTTATGCAGTTACTAGCGCAGGGCCAGGGCGGGCCAATAGGCGGCCAGGTAAAGGTAAACATGGAGCTGCCGGAAGAAAGCGCAGTACCTGGAGAAGTGAGGGCAAGAGCGGCGGCCGCCGCAAGGCCGCAGATAGGAGGCGTAGCATGACAAATGTTAAGATCAGACAGCACGACGATATTTTAAGGGTACACGTGGAGGGTCACACAAGCGATCCAAAAGTGTGCGCGGCGTGTTCGATTCTCGACCAGACGCTGCTTCAGTGTCTGCGCGACCTGGCCAACGGCGGGGCAATCGAACTGTACGAGAATGAGGTCAACGAGGAATCCGGCAGTATGTACATCAAGGCTAAGACCACGCCGGGCAGTAAGCAGGCTGTCGGGCTGATGCTGGGCGTGGTAGCCACCGGGTTTATGCTTCTGCAAGAGCATTACCCGGACGACGTTAAGCTGAATTTCAGGCAGGTTATGCCTGATAACAAAAAATCAAAAGGAGGCGGAACGATTGAGAAAAAAGGCAATGATATCCCAGCCTATGGCCGGATTAAGCGAAGATGAGATTGTTGCGACGCGGGATCGCGCAATCAAGGCGCTGGAGGCGAGGGGATATGAGATCGTTAATACGCTGTTCACCGATGATTGGTACAGCGACGAACAGATGGAGAAGCGCGGCGTCGTGAACATACCGCTATGCTATCTTGCAAAATCGCTGGAGAACATGAGCTTGTGCCATGCGGCATATTTTTGCAAGGGCTGGGAAAGAGCGCGCGGATGCCGGATTGAGTATGAAGCGGCGAGAGCATACGGATTAGAGATTATCTGCGAAGAATAACTATACATCTGAAAAAGCGGGGAGAGAAAAACCCCGCCTTTTTTTATGCTGAGAATACGCGAGGGATAGACCTCTGGATGACCGCCGGGAGAGGCCGGCTGACGCTGGGAAAGACCAAGAATGACACTTCGGAAAGACGATGGAATGGAATGGAGGAAAAAGCATGGAACGGCTTTACAAAACTGTTGTCCTTAATCTGAGCCTGCACGACGGTGAGCAGCCGTCAGCACCGACACCGGCTCCAGCACCTGCAGCATCTGCGGCATCGGTGCCAGCACAAGCACCGGCAGCTCCGGCAGCGTCTGAACCGGCGAAGCAGCCGCTGATACATCCGCGCCGCAAGGCGTTGATAGATGCGGGCAAGATACCGCCACCTCCCGGATACACTCCGCAGGGCAAAAACCAGCCCGCGCAGAGCAATACCCAGGCTGACGGAACGACTACGCTGCCGCCGCACGACGGCAAACAGGCCCAGCCGGAGCCGACGCAGGACGTAAACACGGACAGGAGAGCCAAGTATCAGGAACTTATCAGCGGCGAATACAAGGATTTGTTCAGCGAACACGTCCAGAAGATCATCAATGACCGGTTCAAAAACTTTAAGACACTGGAGGAACAGGTCGGCAAGTACAAGGCTATCGTGGAGCGCGTGGCGACGAAGTACGGCGTTGACCCGAATGATCCTGACAGCGTGCTCAAGTCTGTGGACGAGGACGACAGTTACTACGAAGAAGAGGCAATGCGCAGAGGGCTGACTGTTGCGCAGTTAAAAGAAGTCCTCGAGCTGGAACGCAAGAACGCGGAGCTGTTACGCCAGGCGCAGACGTTAAGGGCAAAACAGGAGGAAGAGGCGCGAAACGCCAGGTGGTTCAAGCAGGCTGAAGAGTTTAAGCAGAAGGTGCCTGGATTTGACCTCATAAAAGAGCTTGAGGATCCAGTCACAGGGCCGACGTTCTTGAAACTCATCAGCGATCCTACTATCAGCGTTGAGCACGCATATCGCGTGGTGCATTTTGATGAGATCATGAGCGGCGCGATGGCGTATACGGCGCAGCAAGTACAGCAGGCCACGGTAAACGATATCAAGGCCCGCGGTATGCGGCCGATCGAGAACGGCGTTTCCAGCCATGCGCCGGCGCAAATTGCGCCCAAGAGCGCAAAAGAGCTTACAAGGGAAGATCACAAACGAATCAACAGACTAGTGGCCAGAGGAGAGAAGATAGATTTTAGCTTTTGATCCTCTGTGCCAAGCAGAGGAGGAATTGAAATGTTTGACTACGCAAAATTGATGATCCCGGCTTATGATCCGGTTGTGCTGAATCTGAGCCTGCACGATGTGGACACGAACACCACGGCCGATCTACCCGCCGAGATCAAAACCTACTATCAGGACGAACTGATCTACGCGGCCGAACCGAAACTGTACTACCAGCAATTTGGACTGAAGGCCAACATACCGGCAGGCAGGGGCAAAACCGCAGAGTGGCGCAAGCCGACGCCTTATGCCAAGGCGCTGACGGCGCTTACTGAAGGTGTAACGCCTGTCGGTCACAGCATCGACGTGCAGACGGTTACCGTGGAGGTTGACCAGTACGGCGACTTCGGCAAAATCTCGGACATGCTCAAGGTCACGGCCCTGGACAACATCATCATCATGGAAACCAGGCTCCAGGGCAGCCAGGCTGGCCGGACGCTGGACACCGTTGTGCGCGAGGTTGTGACAGCTGGCTCTCAGAAACTGTTCGCGCCCATTGTTGGCGAGGACGGCGAAGAGACGCCTGTGCTGCTCCGCGAGGACATCACCGAAGGATGCTATCTCACCAGCGATTTGCTCAACAAGGGCTGCGCTGTGCTTGAGACCAACAACGCGGACGGTATCGACGGCGAAGAGTACGTTGCCATTGTTCACACGGACATCTGGCGCGAGCTGATGAGGGAGCCCGACTGGATCGACGCGGCGAAGTACCAGGGCGTCAAGGAAATTTTCAACGGCGAACGCGGCATGATTGGAAATCTCCGTTTTGTGGCGTCGAGTGAAGCCAAGATCATCGGTCCGGCGGAGATGCTGGGCATCCCAGGGTATACCCGCACGGAACTGTACGCGGCGACAACCGGATCGTCCAAGGACATCTACCCGAAGAAGCCGTTCAGCGTGGCGGTGGCTGCCGAAGTCACGGCGCGCATCAATGCTGGCGCCGAGTACAAGATTTACGTGGATGGGGAAGAGTACACGGTTGCCAGTGTGACGGGCGGCGACATCGGCGTGTGCAAAATCACCATGACGGAAAACGTCGCGGCGGCTGAGGCAGGCTCTATGGTGTGCGGCACGGGTGCCGGCAAGGACGGCAGCGCGATCTACTGTACAATGCTGATCGGCAGCGGCGCTTATGGCGTGACGGAAATCGAGGGCCTGGGCCTGGAGCATATCGTGAAGCCCCTGGGCTCCGGCGGTACGTCTGACCCGCTCAATCAGAGGGCGACGATCGGCTGGAAGGCCACCGCTGCGGCTGTGCGCCTGGTCGAAGAGAACATGATCAGGCTCGAGCATACGTCGAAGTGGTTCAGGCTCCAGCGCAACAGCAACTAGAAAACCTTAGGACAAGGGGAGGGCAATACAGGGCATTTGCCCGCCCTCCCCTAATTAGAAAATTGTGGAGGTAAGTGAAAATGGCTGATGAAGCTGTCAAGAAAACAGCTAGGAAACCGGCAGAAAAGAAGCCGCCTAAGATTGATCCGCATGAAATGGTAAAAATAAGGCTGCATATGGACAAGCAGCACATGGCCCCGCTCCATGTTGTGGTCAACGATTATGCGGATGATATCCCGCGCGCCGTAGACGTTTATGTGCCGTACTATGTCGCAAAGCACATTGCAGAGATAGAGGCGCAGGACAACAGGACGCTTCTGCTCACCAGGTCGCTGAGCGACAGGTTTGAGAAAAAACTGCGCGAGATCGGCGGGATGTAAATGAGCACGATGAGGGGGCCGCGGCCCCCTTTGTTGCGTTAAGGAGGCAGTTATGACAGTTAAAAAAGCGATCGAGATGCTTGCCGGTGTAAAACCGCACGCTTTCCCGGATGAAGCGGTGGCTAAATGGTTGGCTGAGGTCGATCAAAAGCTGTTTATAGAGTGCATACGGACCCATGAAGGCGGAATAACCGAAATGCCGCAGACGTATGACCCCACAGATGACGCTAACACCGAACTGCTTATCCAGGCGCCGTATGACGATATATATTTGCATTACTGCGCCGCGATGATTGACTATTGGAACGGCGATTTTGGGCGGTACAATAACACGATCCTGGTATTTAATCAGCGTTATAACGAGTATGTCAATTATTATAATCGGACGAATCTATCGAAACAGCCCAAAAACTACGGTATTTGAGGTGTAGGATATGCCTGAACTTCCTTTCCTTTATGAACTGCCGGCGAGCAGCGAGATGATCACGCAGTTTGGCGGCTATAATCATAATCCAAGGATAGCTGATAATGAGTTTGACGATATGAGCAATATGTCGTCATCTTCATTTCCTATACTTTCGACACGGAATAAACGCGGCGTGTTAACTGTTTTAAACAAGCCGAATGGTATTGCTGCAAAGTCGAATCTCTTTTGGGTGGAAGGCACACGGCTCTATTATAACGGCACGCTGGTTGAAGATTTGGTGCTGGAGGATTCGCCCAAACAGATGGTGAGCATGGGCGCATACCTGCTGATTTGGCCGGACAAGGTGTATTTTAACACGGCGGATAGCACGTTTGGAAAACTTGAAGCTGAAATTACGATAAACGGCGACGTGGTATGCACGCTTGTTAAGCCGGACGGCACGGAATATGGCGATGCAACAGTATCCGATACGGAACCGGATGAACCGGCGAACGGCGATTTATGGATAGATACCAAGGAAAAAAAGCACGTCCTTAAGCAGTATTCCGAAGCGACGGGCGCGTGGGTACCGATACCGACAACCTACGTGAAGATTGCAGCGGAGAATATCGGCGCGCTGTTTGAACAGTACGACGGTGTGAAGATATCGGGGCTTGGGATTGAGGCGCTGAACGGAGATCACATATTGTACGGCGTGGGAAATGACTACATTATCGTGCAGGCGATCATCGACGAGATGCACGAACAGACGGGCGGCGTGAAAGTATCGCGTGAAGTGCCGGATATGGATTTCCTGGTCGAGTGCAATAATCGGGTATGGGGCTGTTCATCTTCCAAAAATGAGATATATGCCTGCAAGCTGGGGGATCCGAAAAACTGGCGCGTTTTTATGGGCGTGGCAACGGACAGCTATGCCGTCAACGTGGGAACGGACGGCGATTTTACAGCGGCCGCGACTTATTTTGGACAGGTGCTTTTTTTCAAAGAGGACTATCTGCACAAAATTACCGGCAACCAGCCGGCGAATTACCAAATCACGACAATACCGTGCCGTGGCGTGGAACGTGGCAGCGAGAAGAGCCTGGCCCTGGTCAACGAACGACTGTTTTACAAGGCGCGGACGGCGATATGCGCCTATGACGGTGCGCTCCCGGTCACGGTATCCGAACAGCTTGGCGATGTGAAATACACTGGCGGCGTCGGCGGCGGGCTGAGAAACAAATACTATATATCCATGAAAGACACGGCAGGCGCCTGGCATATGTTCGTGTTCGACACGGCGCTAGGGCTGTGGCACCGGGAAGATAATACGCACGCTTTGGATATGGCGACACACGAAGGCGAGCTTTTCTACATAGACGCGGACACAAAGAAGATCATGAGCGTGACAGGGCGCTTGTCTGTTCATCAGGACGGCGTGCAGTACGACGCTGTGAACGGCGGGCCGGAAGATAATTTCCAGTGGTACGTCGAAACTGGCGATTGGGGCATGGGGCTCCCGGAAGAGAAATATTTCAGCAAAATCATGCTCCGGCTGGACGTGGATGAGCCGACGACGATTACGGTGGGCTTTAAATACGACAGCAATCAGTCATGGAACAACCGGCAGATTGTTGTCAATACGCCAAAACGGACAGTGAAAGTACCGATCATCCCGCAGCGGTGCGATCATATGCGCATGAAAATCTCCGGCACAGTCGGATGCCGCATATACTCTATTTCCCGTGTTATTGCAGGCGGCGGCGACGGCCGGTATGAGGCCCCTGTGCAGATCGTAGACGGGCCGGTTGACGGCGAAGGGGGCGGTGACTGATGGCAACTGTTAATATCGACCTGCCTCCGATTCTTAACACAGCGGACCCGGCGTCTATGCAGATCATGACGAAGTATCTTTACAGGCTGGCCGAACAGCTTAACACGACGCTGAACAGCTTGGACGAGCAGAACTTGGGCAAGAGCTATACAAAGAAGCTGGAGCCGCTTTTCAACGTCTCCGACAGCGCGCAGAAGCTGGCCAAGCTGCTGGAAGAAAAAGAGCTCGCCATGTCAAGCGACGTGCAGAAGGATTATCGGCGGCTCCGAGATTCATTTTACAGCCAGGTAGAAAACGTGATAGCGACGGTGCAGGTACAGCTGGAAACGCTGGAAAGCGCTGTGCGTTCTTATGTCGAGGAAAACTTCCTGGGAATCGCAGATGGCCAGCAGCTGGAGGAACGGATATCGTCGCTGATCCAGCAGACAGCAGATAATATCACGTTCCTTTTTGAGCGGTTTGGCAGCCTTGATATCGACGGCGTAAATGAACTGAGCGTGAACTTCAAGACGTATATCAGGTTCAATGAGGTCGGAATAGAGATAGGCAAGGTGGGCGATGGCGCATCTCCAATAGTTGCGCGTATTACGAATGAGCGCCTGGAGTTTGCCATCGCCGGAACCGACGTTGTGGTGGCGTATATCAGTAACGACAAACTGCATATCTCGATGGCTGAAATTGACCGGCTTTCTATCGGTAACAATGCGGTGGGATATGTGGACTTCGACATGACAGCCAACGGGCTGTTTATAAGGTGGAGGTCAGATTAATGGCGAGGAGTACACCGGTACATAGCGGATATGAGATCATCAACGGCGCCGGTACAGGCAAAAACGGAGATCGCATTGACGTTTGGATCGAGTATAAAACTGAGGAGCAAAGCATTGATCAGAACCAATCCCGCGTAATCGCTTATTTCTACGCTGCGCTGCGTCCGGGGGAATCGTCCGGTACCTACGGTGGGAGCGGCTGCTATTCATCGTTTTCTGTCAACGGCGTATCAGGCACCAATCTTAAAAGTAACGGATCGTATGACTTCCGCACGACGACGCCGAATCTTTTAGGCACGTTTGACGGGTGGGTTGATCATAACGCTGACGGGACAAAAACGATCGTTCTGTCCGGTTCGTTCTCAACTCCGTCGTCATGGATATCCGGCGGCAACGTGACCGGGAACGCAACGCTGCCGACAATACCGAGGGCAACGACACCGGTCGTGCCCGGAGGTATAGCGATCAACGCCGAAATCACGATTGATCTGTCATCGCGCGCGTCGGATTCGTTTACCCATACGTTGAAGTATCAGTTTTACAACGAGTATGGCACGATTGCGACGAAAACGGCTGCAACGTCGGTTACGTGGCATCCGGGTCTGGAACTTGGAGAACAGATACCGAACGCGACGAGCGGATTAGCCATTGTGACATGCGAAACGTATTTAGGCGATACGTTGATAGGAACAAAGACGGTGTATACCACGCTTGTGTTGCAAGGTTATGTCGTGCCGAAAATAAACAGCATCGGCATTGAGATGCAAAGCAGCAACCCTGTGGTTGCAGGCTGGGGGATTTTCGTAAAAGGGTACAGCACGGCAAAGTTTACTGTCGATGCGGAAGGCGCTTACGGCAGCTCCATTGCGACGTACATATTCTATCTGCGCAAAGGCGCTCAGACAGTCTATTCTGTAGCGCAGCAAAGCAATGAGTGGGTCAGCCCGGTTCTGACTGAGGCGGCAGACTATACGGTCATCGTCACCGTCATTGACTCGCGCGGCCGGGATTATACGCTGCAAAGTGCCGCATTCTACGTTAACGACTACGGCACGCCGTCTGTGTACGGCATCGACGTATTCAGATGCACTTCCGGCGGCGTGAAGGATATTGTGGGCGGCACGTACATATCCGCCAAAGCGACGTTTGGATATGTGAGCCTTGGCGGGCGCAACTCGCTGACGAAGAAGATAGAATATCGCAAGATCGGCGCTGCGGGCTGGACACTGGGGCAGAACAATCCGGATAGTGGTGTCGCGTATGTTTTCGGCGGCGGCGGGATCAGCGTCGCGTCTACTTATGAAGTGGCGTTTACGGTGCAGGATGCTATTGCCAGCGCTGTGTATATCGTGCGCGTTCTGCCGGTCACAGCGTCAATTCATATCCGTCCGGGCGGCAAGGGCGTGGGAATTGGCGGCGCGTGCGATACTGATAATGAGATGCAGGTATATTGGGATGCAGATTTTAAAGGCAATATTAAAATCAATGGGGTTAGTTTGCTGGATTATTTCTATCCAGTCGGTACTATTTACTATACCTCAAGCTGGGACAATCGACCCGCTGTGAAATTTGGCGGCACATGGACGCAGATTAAGGATAGATTTATTCTCGCCGCTGGCGATATATGGGCGGCTGGCACTGATGGCGGCAGCAGATATATGCAGTCACACACACATTCGGTTAAAATATACAATGCTGCTTTCCCGGCCCAATCTACAGAAGAAAACGCGCCAAATTATACTTACAGCAATCGTTGGGTTTACGGATCAGATACAACAGGTTCCGGTTTGGGTAACGCTGAAAACATGCCGCCATACTACACGGCATATTGCTGGCGCAGAACGGCGTAGGAGGGCGATATGATTTATTGTGCTATAACGGTTAAGGATGGTATTATTACCGGCGTGCATGAATCAGATGCGCCGATTACAGTAGAAACATTCGCGGGTACGGATTTTGATGGACATGCCATTTACCCAGTACCGGAAGACGCCAATATAAGTACCGGAATACCGTTAGAATCGTATACAGACGATTGGAAACTCCGACCATTGGCTGAGCGCGTGGCTGCTGGTCTTGTGACAGTTGCTCCCGGCTACACCATCGACGGCGAGACGATACGCGAAATGACATTGGAGGAAAAGATCAGCGCAGGGCTGCTCCCGGCACGGGACAGTGCAGTATTCAAGATCGCGAGGCTTACATCGATGCTAGCCGAATCTGATTATAAGATCATCAAGTGCTATGAGTACCAGATGGCCGGGCTGGAACTGCCGTATGATATAGCAACGCTTCACGTGGAACGGCAGGCAATACGCGACGAGATAAATGCGCTTGAGGAATTGATGCAGGGAGAAATGGAAGGCGCATTTATAGAAAATGCTATTGGGGGTGTGTAACGGTGGCAACCTATACGATAAAAAAGGGCGATACCCTTTCAAAGATTGCAAAACAGTATGGCACGACAGTCGAAGAGCTCGCCCGGCTGAATAATATTGCTAATCCTAACTTTATTCGTGTCGGGCAGACTTTGAATCTTCCGGGCGCGCAGGAACAGCCCGCGCAGCCTGTCGCACAGCCCGCTCCGGCACCGGTGCAGCCGCCGCAGTATCAGCAATCGCAGGAGCTCCAGGACGCGCTAAACAGTCTCAAGCAGTATGAGCAGACGCGACCAGGGCCGTATCAGAGCCAGTACGGAGATCAGATACAGAGCCTGCTCGATCAGATACTCAATCGGCCGGATTTCAAATACGATTTTTCTGCCGATCCGCTGTATCAGCAGTACGCGCAGCAGTACCAGCAGCAGGGGCAGCTTGCCATGATGGACACGATGGGACAGGCTGCGGCGCTTACGGGTGGGTACGGTTCAAGCTATGCACAGAGCGTCGGCCAGCAGGCGTATCAGCAGTTCCTGGCACAGCTTAATAACGTGCTCCCGCAGCTTCAGCAGGCGGCGTATCAGCGATATGCGGACGAAGGAAACAGGCTTGCGTCGAATCTCGGCATATTGCAGGGGATGGATGAATCTGCATATGGCCGATACCGCGACACAGTGAGCGATTGGAACGCGCAGCTGGCGTATCTGGCGGATCAGGTGCGCTATATGAGCGAGGACGAATACCAGAAGTTCCTCACTCAGCTCCAGCAGTACAACGCTGACAGGGCCTATGAGCTTGACACGAAACGGTTTGAGGAAGATGTGCGCCGTTATAACCAGGAATGGGAGTACATGCTGGCGCAGGAGGCCGCTAAAAAGGGCGGCGGAAGAAAAAAGAATCCTAACACTGAGCCGGATACTGAGCCGGATGACGATCCTGGTAATGAGCCTGTGGTGTACGTTAGCTCTATGGGTGAAAGCTATGGCCCGTCGATATATCAGCATCAGATAGATGCAAAGAAAAAAAGGGAAGAAGAAAAAAAGAAAAAGTAGAGCAAGACAGGCGCTCGGTATGGGAGTTCAATATACCTGTAAAGGGAGAATGTTATGGCTAGAAAGTATAAAGAGGCTCCGATAGATTATAAGCGCACCGCTGAGATGTACGTTAATGAAGCGGACAGGCTTCGCAAAGAGCTTGGCGAAAAACGGTATAACGCGACGCGCAATTACTTTGTCCTTAAATCGGCTACGCATGGGCTTAATTTGCCATCTGTTCGTACATTAGATGATTATTGGGTAAGGCGAAAAGAACTTTGGACAAAGCACGGCGATAAATTCTATGATGATTTTTCTTTTGCCGTAGCTCAGGTGTATAACGAATTAGAGAGCCGCAACAGGCTCGTCGATACATACGGGCCTGAGTTTGAATCCAAATACAAAGAGTTTACTGATTGGGTTAAATCGGTGAGAAGTGTGTCTAAAGACACATTAGATTTTCTTAATGCTGCCACAAAGGGTAACAAGGCGTATACATCGAGTGAATATGAGAGGAGCAGTAACTACCGAAAGAGTAAGATAAAAGACATTCTTGACCAGGCTCAAGATTTCAAAACCTATTTCAACGAGAACAAGGATATCATTGAGGAGCTATATGGCGAGGGCGCTCTTAATGACGTGTTCAAAACGTTAAACCTCGCACAGAGCGATCTGAGCAAACTGCCTGACATGCTGAATCAGGGCTTCTGGAACACCACCATTGATTGGGATTTAGAAGAACTGAAGAAGAGAACGCCTGAGATGCAGCAGGCAGTAATCAATGGCATAAAGGCGCAGCTTGAGAATATCGACAAGCAGATGCTGGGCCTCAAGGCGTCCGAAGTGCCTACACCGAACGAAAACGCCAGGACGATTGGCGAGATGTTCACCGGGCAGCCTGTTCAGAATGTTGATGCTGAAGCTGATGAACTGGCCAAAAAGCGCGCCAGGCTGGAAAACCAGCTGGCAGAAGAAAAAGCAAAGCTGGATTTCATCGAATACTGGAACAAACAGGAGAAGCTGAAATCTGACTATGCCTATGTGCTTAATGCGCCTGATTTTGCGAAGTATTCCAGCCAGGGTGCAAAATTAAACATTGCGCCTGTAACAGAAGGCACCGTCGATTTTAAGGATCTTTTCAACCAGCCGGCGATTCAGAAGCTCGGAGGCGATTATAAATACATATCCGATGATGAATTAGCAATATATAATTATCTACTTGCAAAAGACAGGGATAATGATACAAATGAATCCGATGCTTACCTTGAGAAGCTGAGGCCGATATTGGCTTATCGTGCGTCGAATGATTTTGTTGCGAAAATGAGTCAGTTTGCATCGGATAAGCCTGTATTGGCTTCTCTTGCGTCAATACCTTATTCTGTTATATCGGGTTTGGGCGGCTTGGTAACCATAGGCAGTAGGATCGCCGGAAAAGATATTAGTCCTTATGATCCGGGACTTCGGGCTGCGCAAGCGCAAAAGGCAATAGTAGGACAAGTATCATCAGATATAAAGGAGAATATCGGCGGGTTTGGAGGAGATGTGGCGTCGTTCCTGTATCAAACGGGGATGTCGATGGCCGATTGGGCAGCAACGGTAGCACTTACAGGTGGCTTCGGTAAGCTCAGCGGTGCGGCGGCAAAACTCAGCAGCGGGGCGGCTTTGTCGCTCATGGGTTCCAGCGCCGGCACAGCGGCCATGCTCGACGCTTTTCAACGCGGGGCAACGGACGATCAGGCTATTCTGTCCGGGCTTGCGGCGGGCGCTGCTGAGGTTATATTTGAAAAGATCAGCTTGGACAACTTTGTAAAGCTGACCGATAGGGCTGCGCGCGGTGCGTTGGTCAAGAACATCGCAAAGCAGGCCGGTATTGAGGCATCCGAAGAACTGTTCACTGAGGTTGCGAACATCATATCGGATACTCTTATCATGGGCGATCAATCGGAGTTTAGAATCGCCGTGAGAAATTATATGTCTGCCGGCATGACCGAAAGCCAGGCTATTGGTAAGGCCGTTGGTGACATTGTTGCGCAGGTTGGCCTTGCAGCTGCCGGCGGTTTAATATCCGGTGGTGTCATTGGCGCCGGCGGCAGCGCGGTCAGCAACTTAAATACTTCACAGTATGGCAAGCAGATCATTGATGCCGGCGTAAATGAAACGCTTATTGATAGGGCGCTCCAAATGCCGCAGTACACAGATACATATAAACTGGCGTCTGATATACAGGCAGGGAATGTGGACGCATCGGCAAAAAATATCGGGCGTCTTGCCGTATCTTATGGTGAGGCCGGTGGCGATATAGCTTTCATAGACGACGCCATTTCACGTAAGCAGAGCGAAGAAGAAACGTCTGGCACGGTGCAGCCGGAACAGGCGACATTTCCAACGGTCCAGCGCACGGCACCCGCCACGGCCCCGCGAGCTCAGGCGGAAGGTGGACAGATAACACCACCGGTAACAAAGGCGGCGCAAACTGGCGCACAGGGCCCGCAGGCGGTACTGCGACAAGGGCGGCGGCTGTGAATGTAGACACACAGGCCCCGGTTATCGTTACCGGCATTGACGCTGTCGAGAACGGCAAGGTTTTTGTGACGGATTCGGAAGGCCAACGTGTAGCACTGGAAGAGATAGAGTTTGATGATCCCGGTATCGAGATGATATACGAAAAGGCCGCAAAGCTCGATACGAACGCGGCCAGGGCGTTTGTTTCCGCATACGATGGCAAACTGAGGCCGCAGGACTATTATTTGGGGTTCATGACCATATACGGCGAGGCCCGAAAGGGTACGCCAGAAGCGCAGGCATACAAAACCGGATTGTACGCGCCCCTGCTCACACCTGCTATGCAGAAAACGGCATACGCGGCAGGCGTCAATTCGCTGAAAGTGCAGGCCGAGGCCCCGGCTGCAGTACAGGCGCCCGAAGTGGAGCCTGCTCCTGAAACTGAGCCGGCCGCAGCGAAACCTGAGGCGCAGCCGAAGAAGCCTGCGAAGAAGGGGAATGTTGTCCGCAACTACACACGAAAGACCACGCGGGCGCAAGAACAGCATATCGAGACTACGGGCCGGTTCCTGGCGTCCATCGGGAAGGGTCGCACGGTAGTATTTGAGGATTCTATCAGGGAGTTCAAAGGGCGTGCGCTGAAATTCAGCACCAATGCTTATTACGATGCGGATACGAATGAGTACCATATCGCGCTGGACAGCGTGGGCGAGGCGTATATGTATATTGCGCTGCATGAAACCGTCCATGATATTGCGCGCAACAACAAAGAAGGGTTTTCGCGGCTCCAGGAAGTCATTCTTGATACGCTCAAAGAAAAAGGCCAGGATATTGATGAACTGCTGGCCGTGCAGAAAGAGCTTTATCCTGATGCGGATGAAACATACTGGACGGAAGAAGTTATAGCAAACACGCTGCCAGTGATACTGACTGATGAACAGACGCGGGCAGAGATAGCGCAGAGAATCGCCGGCGAGAGTGAGCCTGTGCGAAATGCGTTCCTGCGGCTTCTGGATAAGATAAAGGCGTTGCTGGAGAAGGCGTACAACGCGCTCAAGCGTGAAAAGAGCTGGCAGCAGATGAAGCTGATCGAGGGCGACATAATGGCGATTGCGCAGATACGCGAGGCGTATTTTGACGCGCTGGATGCGATACAGGAGCAGGAAACAGGCGGCGATGTGCGGATGTCTGCCGCACGGCTGAGCCCTGATTTTGCTTCTCAGGTTGACATTGATGCAAACATGCGAAAGGTTGCTACGATGGAGCCTGTGGCGGAATTGACGGGAGAGGAGTTTAAGAAAGGCGATAAGAAACTGTCAGAGCAGGTTGAGGAGTTTTTCAATAGCATTGGCAATACGGCCAGGAACCCATTGTTGGGTGAGATAACGCTTAGCGGGCGTGGCATACGTTCTGATTTGGCACATGGCATCGGACGGAAAAAGGCTATTGCGTTCGCGGCTGTACCTGCCGTCATTGAAAAAGGCGAAATAATTAATGTGCAATATAACTGGAAGCAGCGAGGCTATGACACTGTTGTAATTGCAGCGCCCATTACTATTGCCAACGAAGTATATTTTGAAGCTGTTGTTGTTCTGAAAGATATCAACACGGATAGGCTCTATCTGCATGAAGTGGCGGCTATAAAT